CTTCATAAGTTGTTTAACATCTATTGACAGTGAGGTTGTAATGATTTCATCTACAGTCATCCCCATAGCTAAAAACAGTGTTATAATAGCACCCGCAGATGACCCTGAAATTTCTTCAACATGGACTAATTCATTTTCTAATACCTTTAAAGCACCAATTAAAGTAAATATACCCATCGCCGCGGGTCCTAATATAAGGTATTTCATCCTTCTTCTTAGTAGAATTGAGGAAATTGACGACGTAAAATCGCGAACACTACCGCGAACACTACCGCGTGGGTAAGAGTGGATGGGATGCTGGTTTGACCCGACCGGAGAACGCCACCGGAACCTGGTGGAAGTGTAAGAAGGAGACCTGGGCTGAGAGCAATGAAGAGAGTTGTGGTCACGATAAGATCCGTCTTTGTGAGAACAATACCCATGGCTTTGGCGACGAGACTGTAAACGAGGAAGAATACAAGTGCGTGGAAGAAAACGGCCATTTGGTTTGTTTTTCCGTTCATGAAGTTTAACTTTTTTCCATCTGTGGTTAGTAAAAAACCTGGGCTGAGAGCAAGGAATAGAGCAGCTGGAATGGCAACTTTCTTTGATGTAATATCGGGAATCATTTAATATACACGCATAAAATTTTTAGCAAAGTGTGCAAAATCATAAAAACTTGCACCCCGTATCATTTCTTCGTGAAGCCCATTTTCGTGCACGATTCTCCTGATGTTTCTCCATACATGGGAGAGACGTTCTTCATACCACATGGTCTGTTCCTGATATTCCCAGACCACTGGTTGTAGACGTGTATTATGTTCCTTATAACAAAAGTTCACAAAGTCCCAGTATTCTCCTGTATGTGCGATAAGAGCGTCTTCCATTAGGGTTCTTGTGGTGTTCCACAAGTGTGAGAGTTCATCTGAGTATTTAACTTCCCAGTCGTGAATATTCAGAGGAGTGTCATCATAATCATCTTCATCACTGGCATATGAAGAATCAAAGCCAGTGGTTGCTTCGTATACATATTGACTCCAAACCATTGTAGTTACTTGTTTTCTTCTTGTGGTTTTTCTTTTATACCAGTTAATGAAAGAGAGGTAGATTCCTTTACTTTAAGTCCATCTTGGATGGCATTTAGGGCTCCCTCGACCTTTGTCTCGTCTCCTCCAAAAAACTTTAAAAGTCCGTCCTTTACAGCTTCCTTATTAATACCAGCCTTCCGAACAGATTTTCGAAGACTAATTTTCCCTTTCCTGAGGTTAATGGTATCAATACCCTGGGTAACCATATTCTTCTTCACAATCTCTTTGAGACGCTTTTCCTCCTGGTTAAGAATTTTGATATCAGCTTTCGCGTCAGAAAGTTGTTTGGTAAGATCTACAAGCTTAGAAACGTTCTCGGAGAGTTCGTTTGTAACGGTAGTCATCTAATGTTTCTTATATTCTAATCTTTAAGCGCACAAGCCACGTTGCATCGTGTCTGGAACAATGGTAGAATTGTTCCACACGAATGGCTCTTTGGGGTTGGGTGGATCCTTGCGAATCTGTTGGTTCGCGTTACGGAGAGCGCCACCTACAGTCTCTGGGAAACCGATTTGCTTACGGGGTTCAAGGAAGTTTTGGCCCTTGAGGATGTCTTCTGGGGCAAACTGACCGAAGTCCTCTTCGGAAGCGACTTCGCGGGGGAGAAGCGACGACGCGAGCCCAGTCCCCCGATTCATACCACATGCCGCCTCACCTGGAGCCGCGGATGGTCCAGCGGATGGGAAGGCGGTGTATTCCTTGACAGAGTATTCAGATTTGTCCATGCAGTTAAACAGGAGGTATACTACAACTACCACAGCGAGGATCATCACAAGTTGTTGAACACGACCATTAGTCTTCATCGTCTTTTATATATCATAAACAAATTTTTTTTTATTGGTCCTCTGGGGTAATGAATGCAAAATCTTCTGGATAGGTGTCTAGAATTGGGTCATCATGGACCTTCACCTGGACAACATTCCAAGAACCCCCGAAAGTTTTCTTGGCGAACCAAAGACCAGCGAACTCGAGAATTACGTCACATCTCTTCCCTGATTGGACGGTAGAGGTGTCAACAAGCTCCTTTTGGGAATTGTAGGCTCGGGTAATTTCAAGAAGCTCACCTGTGATTTCCTGGTTAGAATGACTGCGGGTGTAGGCCTTATCAATCACGGCCTCCGAAAGTTTTCGACCAAACCAACTTTCACAGTATTCGGTGGCCGCCTCCAAGTTGAGAGCGTCGATTTCATCAATCTTTTTGAGATTGTCTTCTGATGTTAGGTCGAAAACAAACTCGCCTGATGTATCTACAACTTTCACATCATTGACTTGCACGAGACACTTCCGCTTTTCATCTGTCAAAGTCTTTACAAAATAAAGACCATCTTCACCCTTGACTGGGGGGTTGTAAAACATGTTATGTTTATACTGTGTATTATTTCTTTAAACCAATAAATGGGATGGCCGCTGCTCCCCTGAGTATTGGCTTTGGAACCCATTTATTTCTGGAATCTTTGTAACCGTAGAGTGTTCGATTAATGTTTAGATTCTTTGACAAGTTCATAGCTTCGTTTGTTCTGAGAGGATATTCATTTTTTACATAGTTGTGACTGGAGTTCTTCTTCCATTTTAGGGTATTCAAATTAAAGCGCTGGTTCCCTGATGTATTTGAAAATCCTTTGACGCTCATTCCTTTTACGATGGGTTTTAACCCGTGGACAAGTTGTTTTGATAAACGTTCCTTTTGTGGAGGGGTGGTAAACTGTTTGTATTTGTAGGGGTCTATCCGGGCAGCTCTGGACATTGACACATTTTTAAACACATATCTTTGTCTGGTCTTCTTAACAATCTTGTGCTTCACCTTTTTGAAAATGGTGTCAATTGCATCACCTGCAGACACTGTTGTGGTCACCATTTTAGATAACCTAATCAATCTTTGACGATCTTTCTCCTTCTTTTCGGGGCGAAGTTTCAGTTTATGCATAAGATATATGTCTTCAATTAAAAAGTCACGTCCCGCGATAAAAATAGTATTGTTTCTAATAAGTTTATTCGTAAGGACATGTCTGTATGTAATTCCCTTTTGTTTAGTGAAAGAGACATCGTATCCAAATTCTTCTGGGCGCATAAACGGAATGTCTAATATTCCACCAATATTCAAATCCTGGATACGTCCTGTTTTCGGTGAGAATACCCGTGTATTTAGATCCAGTGCAAAAAGTTCAACATCTATGAAGATGTCACCCTTACTCGGTACATTTTGGGTGCCAAATTTCTTTTTCTTGATGAGAGTATACCGCCGTGTGACATATGGTCCAGTTTGTTTGAATCCCAAACCCAAAAATTTAAAAATTTTGGGATTTCGTTTATTTACCTCAATGATTCGATTTTTTAATCGAAAGTTCAACTTTTGTGCAATCTGTCCAAGCTTGTCCCACAATATTAACTTAACTCCCTGAAGTTTTCCAAAATACTTGGAATCCTTTTTCATACGTGGAACAAACTTTGCATCAATATCTGTCGTAATGATTCTATCTTTGAATGGAACATACATGTTATAGGCTTCTCCACCACTTATAATCAGGTCTCCCATAGTTTTCATGACTTCGTTGATTTCCCCCACTGTGTCAAGTATAATATCACGTATCGAGTCGGTTACGATAACATACACAATTTTTTCGAGAGTCTTCGTTGAATACTTACTGTGAAGACGGTCCCTAAATTTTTTTAAATCTCTTTGTTCATTCCTGTCGTAGTATTTTTTCAACTTGACATCATTAAACAACATGTTTTCATTTAAAAATTTATTGATGACACCCTCTGGATAAAGTGTGCTGTCCATTATTATATTATTACAAAATATTTCTTACTCAAATAGACTTAAAGACGACGTCCTTATGATAGATATAATGTCTCTCGAAACCATTCAAACTGAAATCGCCGCTCTCCGCAACGACGTCAAGACTCTCACTAAGCTCGTCCGCAAGGTCAAGAACACCCAAGAGGATCCAGATGGTGAGAAGGCTAAGAAGCGTTCTGAAAACAACGGCTTCAACCGAAAGCAAGATATTACACCTAAGTTGCGTGCATTCCTGAGTCTCCCAGAAGGTGAACTCATCTCCCGATCTGAGGTAACCAAGTTCATCAATAAGTACATCACCGATAAGGGTCTCAAGCATCCGGAGAACGGTCGTCAGATTATCCTTGACGATACACTTAAGGACCTACTTTCCCCACCAGCTGATACACAGGTTACTTACCTTAACCTCCAGAAGTTTCTCTCTCCCCACTACGTAAAAAAGGCTTAAAAAAATAATCAATAAGAATACTAAGAATGTTTGTTGAGAAAACTCAAATTGAACAACTTGTTGGTACAAAGATCAAAAACCTTGATTTGTACCAAAAGGCTTTTACTCATAAATCTGCTCTCAAAGAGTATGAACAATTTACCGAATCATTTGAGACCCTAGAGTTTATAGGGGACTCTGTTTTAGGTTTCGTCATTACCAAGTTTCTTTTCGATAGATATGAAAGTCGCCAAGAAGGTTTCCTCACGAAAGCTCGCACAAAGCTCGTTCGTGGTGAAACATTAGCAAAAATTGCGAGTCATTTGGGACTTCAAAATTACATTATAATGGATGAAAAGGGGATGCGTAACGGATGGAACAACAATCCTAAAATTCTCGAAGACGTTTTCGAAGCCCTCATCGGAGCCATTTATATGGATATTGGTCTTATTCACGCTAAAGAATTTGTATTGAGAATTTTTACAAATCCCGAAATTGTTGATTTGAATATTATCATGATTGACGACAACTATAAGGACCATCTAATGAAATACTGTCAAGTCAATAACATGGAACTCCCTGAATATAGAGTTGTTGGACAATATGAAGGTCTTTTCTATGTAGACATCTTTATTCAAAATGCATGCGTAAGTAGGGGTATTGCGAAAAATAAAAAACAAGCAGAACAAAACGGAGCTCGTATGTTCTTTCAAGTACAAGAGCAGCTTAAACAATATAGTTCATAGATATTTAATATGCATCCGAATGTTAAAGCTCTCATAGAGCGTGAATATGCGGCACAGAAATCTGAAGAATGGTTGTCCCTTCGTGGAAATATGTTGACTGCTTCAGATGCCGCTACAGCCATTGGTGTAAATAAATATGAAACCCCAGACGGGTTACTTCTCAAGAAGTGTGGTCTCGGTGAGAAGTTCACTGGAAATGATGCAACGAGGCATGGTGAAAAGTATGAAGATGAGGCTCGGATCCTCTATGAAGAGCGACACGGGGAGGTGGTGCATGAAATTGGTCTTTGCCCCCACCCAGTGCATACATGGCTTGGTGGAAGCCCCGACGGTGTTTCTGAGAGTGGGAAACTTGTGGAAATAAAGTGTCCACCCCAAAGAAAAATCATTCCTGGGGAGGTCCCTGAGCACTACATGCCTCAGCTACAGCTGTGCATGGAGATCTTAGATTTAGAAGAAGCCGACTTCATTCAGTACAAACCCGCGGAAACCAATTGGCCTAATCCGGAAGAGTTTGACGTCACCAATGTGAAGAGAGACAGGGAGTGGTGGAAGACCTACCTCCCAGTGATGAAGGAGTTTTGGGATAGAGTCCTGTACTTTAGGGAACACCTGGATGAACTCCCTAAACCAAAGGAAAAGAAGACACGTAAAAAGAAGGAACCCCCACCTCCACTTCCGTGTGAGATTGAACCACTTACAGATGAAGATGTTTACATAGATGATTGAAAAAAACTTACCTAAGTGACCCACCTATTTAATAAAATTAAACCAAAACCATGACGATTGAAGAACAATACACGCATGCTAAGAACACCCTAAATGGTCGGCTTTTCGCCCCGTACCAACGCGAAGGTGTTCTCTGGATGCTTACAATGGAACGACAGCAGTCGGGACCCAAGGGTGGGTTTCTCTGTGACGAGATGGGCCTCGGGAAGACGATACAGTTGATCGCGACGATGTTGGGTAACCCCCAAAAGCGTACACTCCTTATCGTGCCCAAATCTATCATCACCCAGTGGGTTGAGGAGATTGCGAAGTTTGCACCGACGCTAACGGTGGGTGTTTTCGATGGACCTGGTCGAAAGCTTGGGAACCATGATGTTACGATCACACCATACTCTTTACTGAGTGCGAAGGGTGAGAAGGCTGACGCGGTGACCCCTCTCCACATGGTTCAATGGGATCGGGTGGTGTTGGATGAGGCCCACGAGATTCGGAATAAGTCTTCGAAGTTGTCCAAGAGTGTCTGTCGACTCCAAGCTGGTATCAAATGGATTGTCACTGGCACCCCAGTCTTCAATTCGATGGATGACTTTGTGACCCTCTGCCGGTTCCTCGGCATCGAGAAGTCCCTCGTGCAGGGGATGACCAAGAAGATCAAGGACATCTACATTCTCCGTCGCACGAAGGATGACCTGGCCAAGATCAACGAACGGCTTCGTCTACCTCCCTGCTACTTTGAGAATGTTGAACTGGATATGTACCCAGATGAGAGACAGATGTACGAGTTTGTCTTCAAGGAAGCTCAGGACACGATCAAGGATACCTTCAAGGCGGCAACCAGTCTCAACTACAAGAATATGGTCATTTTGGAGTGCCTTCTCCGAGCGCGGCAATGTATGATCTGGCCCCAAATGTACTTGAACGGAGTTGCGAAGAAAAATGACACCCAACCAGAGAAGTGGGTTGGGCGTTCCCACAAGATGGAGACCCTCTTCGAGATGATTAGGGGGCACCCCCAAGAGAAGACTTTGATATTCTGTCAGTTTGTGGGGGAGATGAACTATATCCAAAGTCAATTGGAGTGTCCCACGTTCAGGATAGATGGGTCCGTCTCCAAGGAGGACCGAACCACCCAGTTGACCAGGTTCAAGCAGGCACCACCGGGGTCGGTCTTCATCATTCAGATCAAATGTGGTGGGCAGGGTCTCAATATTCAAGAAGCGACGAGGGTCTACATCACCGGTCCTGCCTGGAACCCTGCGACGGAACTCCAAGCGATTGGTCGTTCACATAGAACGGGTCAGACCAAACCAGTCTACGTCAAAAAACTTATCTACAGGGAGACTGATACTTTTTTGAGTGTTGAAGAAGAAATGATGGCTCTTCAAGGGCATAAATCTATCGTGTGTTCAGAGGTTCTCAACGATGACCGTGTAAAGACGCAAATACCGGTAAAAAAGATTAATAGTAAGATTTCAATCTTGGATATCAAGAAAATTTTCCGTGCTTAAGATAAAGATGATTGGTTCCCGAGCCGAAGTTTTCCACGGCACTGCTGACATGACTGCTGGTGGTCTTGTAAAGAAGGATCTTATGATGAAGGATGGTCGCATTGTCTCGAAGGCGGCGAGTGAGGCTGCGCTCCAGCGCATGAAGGATGAGGGTAAAAAGGCGATGGTGAAGGTCTTCAAGCCTGCTAAGAAGGGTTTCAAGCTCCAGCCCAAGACGGGCACCGTGGCTTACAAGAAGCTCATCAAGAAAATGTGAGTGTAGTATAAGAATGACTCTCTCCAAGTGGGAAGACTCTGTGAAAATTGCCAAGATCAAGCTAGGATTAGACCCAAAGGGGTTTACCAGGATTCAGGGTAAACTCCTTAAGGAAGCTCAGAAAGTATATAGTATTTTGCTTTTGAATAGTAATAAGCCGCGAACTCTTCTTGTTCGTATTAAATAATAAATTGGAATCCCTTTAAATTTTGTGGTTCATGAACGATAAGTTGGTGGGTTTTCCACGTGCATCCAAACTTCTTATTCAAGAAATACACGCTATTGAGTTCAACAATAGCCTGACCTGAATTTCTTGCATATAGACCATTTTTTATAGGCTCCTTCGCCATGGGGTTTTTCATAGAGTCAAATATCTGGGGTTTAACATTACCTTCGATGTCCGTGTCAACTTTGACACGAAACTTCGGTTCGCGATCTGTTGACATTTTTAAGTTCGAGTTAAACATTGGCATAAGTTCATCAACCGTCATAAGTTTTCCGAAGATTGTTTCACTTTGATCCGATACAGCTTGAATGATTTTACCTTCAACAGCACGGAGGTTTTCGTAAAATTTTTTCATATAACTATCGTCTTCGTCGTAACCTTTGACAGCGAAATCGATATTGTATTTAACATGGCCCACTTCCGGAACGAATCCCGATACACCAAACGGCATATACATCCGAGGAAGTTGAACTCTCAATGGTGTTCCTTCTTTAGTAGTGACAACTATTTTTCGGTTATTGTATGTATTAATTTGTATTTTGTCGATAACTCGGTCCATGTTTACATTACATTGAAGTCAAAACTTTAAGCCGAACACGCAACACAATCAGGTTCTAAACTAAATTGGATTGGTCGAGCTTTAGCCTTTGATCGCAGATAGTACATCCCCGTTTTGAGACCAGATTTCCATGCATACATATGCATCGAAGAGAGTTTAGACATTGTTGGACTTTCCATGAAAAGATTCATAGACTGTGATTGGTCAATAAATTTACCTCGATCACCCGCCATATCAATTATACATTTCTGACTAATTTCCCATACAGTTTTGTAAAGCTTCTTGATGTCATCGGGAATGTCCACAATATTTTGGATGGAACCACCCGCTTTGACCATAAGATCTTTCATTTCTTTAGACCATAACCCAACTTTCTTGAGATCTTCGACTAAATGTTTGTTGACAACTACAAACTCCCCAGCCAAAGTTCTCCTAAGGTAGATGTTCGTGGTATAGGGTTCGAAGCATTCGTTGTTCCCCAAGATTTGGGCTGTGGAAGCTGTGGGCATGGGAGCCATGAGGAGACTATTCCTCAATCCTTTCGTTTTTATACGTTCACGCATAGCCTCCCAGTCGTATCTACCACTGAATTTCGTCTCACCTTCCCACATATCGGGTTGAAGGATTCCCTGTGATGCCGGCGAACCCTTGAATGTCTCATAAGACCCGTCAACCTCTGCCAACTCTGAGCTCGCCTCCAGAGCTGCGTGATACATCGTTTCAAAGATGTATGCATTAATGAGACGTGATTCTTCACAGTCGAAAGGGAGACCGCATAGGATGAAAACGTCGGCGAGACCCTGAACCCCCAAACCGATTGGACGGTGCTTCATATTAGAACATTTTGCGGTCTCTACTGGGTAAAAGTTACGATCGATGACCCTATTCAGGTTTTTCGTGACAATCTTCGTGACTTCGTGGAGTTTCTCGTAATCGAAGGTCTTCGTCTCCTTATTGACGTATTTGGGGAGAGCGATAGAAGCCAAGTTACACACCGAAGTTTCGTCTTTGTCGGTGTACTCTATAATTTCAGTGCAAAGATTGGAGCTCTTAATGACACCCAAATTCTTCTGGTTACTCTTTTTGTTACATGCGTCTTTGTAGAGCATGTAGGGGGTGCCAGTCTCCGTTTGTGATTTGAGAATCGACTTCCATACGTCAGTGGCTGGAACTGTGGTGGTAGCGAGACCTTCATCCTCGTACTTGGTGTATAGAGCTTCAAACTCCTCACCATAGACATCCGAGAGTCCCTTAGCGGTGTCTGGACAAAATAGAGACCAGTTCCCACCCTCTTCAACCCTCTTCATGAAGAGGTCTGGAATCCAAAGGGCTGAGAAGAGATCTCGGCACCTCGCCTCATCATCACCCTGATTCAGACGAATTTCCAGGAATTCCATGATATCAGCGTGCCATGGCTCCAGGTATACGGCAATTGATCCTTTGCGGCGACCAGCTTGGTTCACATAGCGCGCAGTGGCATTGAAAACCCTGAGCATTGGGATGATACCATCAGACTGTCCATTTGTCCCCCTAATGCGAGACTTATTGGCCCTAATATCATGAATGTGCATTCCGATACCCCCAGCCCATTTGGAAATTTGTGCACACTCCGTGAGGGTTCCATATATGCCATCTATAGAATCCGCCTTATTGGCAATAAGAAAGCATGAACTCATTTGTGGACGGGGTGTTCCCGCATTGAAAAGGGTGGGTGTCGCGTGAATGAAGAAACCTTGGGACATTTTATCGTAGGTTTCTAGAACAGCGGGGATGTCGGTGCCATGAATACCGATAGAAACGCGCATAAACATGTATTGTGGTGTCTCTACAAGTTTACCAGCAACCCTCTGAAGGTAACTCTTCTCTAAGGTCTTAATACCAAAATACCCAAAGTCAAAGTCTCTATCAGTTTTGATGTACTCTTTCACCTGTTGGGCAACCTCAACAACTTCGTCTGTGATTATTTTACATTTTTGGAGTTTTCTCATGGCGAGATGAAAATTGTTGGGACAAATCTTATGGATGTTACTTGCGACGAGGCGGGTGGCGAGTGTTTCGTAATCTGGGTCAGAGGTGATCATACCGATGCAAATTTCAGCCGAAAGTATGTCAATTTCCTGTGTAGTTATTCCATCGTATAAAGATGAAAATACCTGTTGTGCTACTTTAGTAGAATCACAATTTCCTGAAAGTCCATGTGTTAAGTTCTTGATCCTATTGGTGACGTTGTCAAATTTCATATCCTCAATACGACCTGAGCGTTTAGTGACCCTCATATACTTTTCAATCAATTTTTATTTTTAACTTACTTCCCACATTCAAGATCTTTGCTTCGCACTGGAACTGACCCCGCAACTTCCATGCGGCGGTTAGGTTGGAGAAGGTAGGAATTTACATAGAATGGACCACTTTCACCGGGTTTCGCTACTGGTGCATACGACCCAACAAAGCAGTCTGGTGGATCGAGTGGAATTTTTTCCGTGTTTTGGGGTTTAGAATCGTACACTTGGTTGAAGTCAGCGTAGTTCAGCATTTAATATCTACAGACAAATTATTTTCGGAGACTATATTAAATGTGTGACAATTTACACCTCAATTCAATCAAGCAGTGTGAGACTCCTCTGAACACTCTCTTTTTTTCTGATTTCAACAAAAATCTTCTCCAGAGGGGAATTCGTCAGGCCTTTAAGAATAAGAGTGGCATTTCGATTGATTACCAAAACCCCGATGACCTCTACGGTATAATGCGTGTTGTATTCATAAGCAACTCTGGTGATCATAGCAGGGGGGTAACTAAGCAGGTAAAATTCATGAATGAACGTGTCATCGATACCGCAATATCTCAAATTGAAACTGGTGTTGCACAGTATATTACTTACGCGAACGATATCGATACCATAAGTGTCCCTAATGATCTCCCCGTCAACGTCAGTTTGAAGGGTAAGAGACTCCCCAAAAACGAAAAAATCGGAATCTATTAAAGAATACGTGCTACAGTATAATAAGAATGAGTTTAAATTATTACAAATATGAAACAGAGAGAGTCTGTAAAAGTAAAGGATGGGATAGAGCTGCCATTGATACGGTTTGGCTTCTTTTAACAGAAGAGTTTGGAGAACTTGCATCCGCAATTCGACAACATAAAAAAACATTCAAAAAGACAAATTTGAAAAAGGTTAGAGGAACTGATGTGATGATGGAAATGGGTGATGTTTTCAGTTATCTTTTTCAGCTGGCCCACATGTTGAATGTTGACCTGGATGAAATGTGGAACGAACATAAATATAAAATGAAGGACAAGAAATATAATCTAAAGTAATAGTAATTATGCTCGACGAACAAGAGACAATCGATCACGTCAATCCATTTGTCACACATGATTTTTCATTACCGGGTACTGTGAGACAGACGGGACCTTTTGAAGATTACAAAGCTCCTCGCCAGAGTAAAAGCGCATTCGAAGATGAAAAGAAAAGTGTGTATTGCGGGTTTGGTCTCTGTGAAGATGAAAAAACGATAAATGATACCTTTTCGACGATACACCCAAAACGCAACATCGATTCAGGTGATTGTATTGAGCGTCAGGCGCCATTTGCTTCGAGTGAAGCGGTGAACGTCGACCGACGCCCAATAACCAGTGTGTCAAATGTAACACTTTTGGGATATATACTTTGTGTCACAATTATTTTATATCTAATGATATTGCGTGTAAAACGTTAAAGAAGTATTTGAGACGCGATTGACTCTTACACTCCTGAATAGCATCTGTGATGTACCTTTTACAAAATTCTTGTAAGAATTCCACTTGCCAAGCACTCTTTTTATTAATATGGGGTGGTTGAAATGTTGGGTCTACAATTTTCACTGCGTGTAAGAGTCTGATAAAATGGCGGATCTCGAGTTCTTCACCGAGGATACTATCGAGATACACCTCAGCTTTCCGTTGACATACCTCAAACGTTTGGGATACCATAGTGTCCAAAAATTTTTCATAAGGAATTGAGTGCTTGAATGCACCCAACTTCACCCAGTTTCCACGTGGTTCAGTGCTAATATAGTCAGTATAGGTTTGATACACACCATTTGATTCTACATATTGATCATAACGTATTTCTGCGTATGATAAATCTGACTCCACATCATGAACGTGGGTGGCAGAGTTAACAAAGCGTGTCATTATAAAGAATGTAAATGTATTCTTTAAACACCTAAGTCAAGAGATACTACTTGTAAAATATGTCAAAATGTATTCTAAAATTGCTAATAACAGTTTCTCATACCTTCTAAGTATAGATGCGTTTAGGAATCAAATACCCGAAGAAATTCGTCCATCATGGATAAAAATTACAACGATCACAATGGTTTCAAGTTTCGTTCAGGAAATCGATATTAACAAACTACGAACAATCTTCAATGAGATTGGTTCGTTTAAGATGAGACGAGATGGATCCAAGATGGATGGTTTTGAATGGAAACTCAAGCCGACAACTTTCTATAACCAGGTTACACTCACATATCATGACACCTACAGTACAAAATCGGTAAAGGTGTTCCCAAATGGTAGTATTCAGGTCGCTGGATGTTGTGACTTGTTTGATTGTAAACGTATCATTACCCAACTTACTTACATCTTCAAGACTTTTTTGGATATGAAAAATACAATTCCAGTAGAATCCTTTAGGGTTGTGATGATCAATTCCAACTTTAGTTTAAACTATAATCTGAATTTAAACTTGGTTGCCGATTGGTTTGAAAATTATGATGAAATTTTCAAGGTTTCATTTGAACCAGACCGGTATTCTGCAGTTAAAGTGAAATTCAAACCAGCCCATGATATGAAGGAAATTACGTGCAGTATATTCAGCACAGGTAAAATCATAATCACAGGAGCGGAGACTCTAAAGGAAATTGCATTTGGTTACAATATAATCAATTGCCACATCAACGAAAATCCCAGAATTAGAGTAAGTCCGACAACTGATACCGATATTTTCGATATATTTTTGGGCTACAGGTGTGAACCCTTTGTAAAGGTTCTCAGAGGGAAAGGTTTTGAATCCTGGATTCACACAACTTTGAATAGACAAATTAATTTCTAGGTGTAATTTAATACAAGATGTCTCAACGACTTGGCATGGCCGATGGTCGATGCTTCACAATAAACTCGTCAGCCCAGCTTCTCAATAACTACGTTATGCAAAACAATGGCATATCGTTTGAAGATAATTATTCTTATAGGAAACTTCTCCAAAAGTCTGGACCCGAACTTCTCCAGAAAATCCAGAATGAACAGGGAACAGCCAGGTGCCATGATTGCAACAAACCCCTAGTCGACACCTCTAAAACATACTGAGCTAAATTATAAAAAAAACTTTAAAACCATACTCTAGAATGTCAACATGTTCCATATGTCTCAATGAAGTTAAAACAACGAGGAATAATCCACCCACTCGTTGTGGACATATGTTTCATTCCCACTGTCTACAGGAATGGAAAAATAAAGGTAAAAATACTTGTCCAATATGTAGAAAAGTATTCGATGCTTCCCAATTTAAGGTCATAGTTACAGTACAAAACAATCACACAGTAAGGTCTAATTCTGTGTCATTGAACGAAAGTGTTACGATGGACGTTGTCGATCTATTCGATCTTTCTTTTGATGGGGTTGAAAATTTATTGGATTTAGACAGTATTCTTTCTGACCTTGGGGTGAGTCTTTCCGACTTTGATTCCTCTGTTTTTGACGCAGAATGAACTACAATATGTCTCATAGTTTAAACCAGGATAGTTTCTAGAAGCTTTACGAGGATCTTTTATGACTTTTCCCTTAGCGTCAGTCAGAAGTGGACCAGTTGCCCACCCACGCTTGTGACTGAAGACATTTGCTCGAAATATAAGTCTCTTACCTACCTTGAATTTTCCAGCGGCGCGGATCCGTGCAATGGGAACGTTGAAAAATGCTGCAACCGATTTGACCGTATCACCCTCTTTGATTTTGTATTCAATCATACTATGTTGTTTGTAAAAATGAAAATCACCTTGACGAATATAATTGGTTGGTCTCCCAGGAGAAACAAACATCATGACTTTGTAGTATCCATTTTTACATTTCTTATCACCATCCACCCTGTAAACCTTTTTGGGGTTGTCGGATATGACACGTTTGGGTAAATTGGTGCAATGGGTATAGTTATGATTTCTATCTGACATACCAGAACGGTCCCCTGGGACTGATTTTTGCCAACGGTATGCTTCATAGTCTCCTACAGCATACGCATAACAATTATTATTGTTTATACCCCTAGTAGAACCCCACCTTCTCGTGGTATACTTTGGTTCAGAACCATTTACAGGAGGAGTCACCATATACTTTGATTAGAAAAAAATCTACGTATTTAATAAAATGATTAAGGAAGTATCCAAATCCCAAAACAAGTCTGACGCACTCACCGAGTTTCTCATCTTCGTGCTCACCCTTCTCATCAGCACCTTCATTCTCCGCCTCGTGTGGAACAGGTCTCTCGTGAAGCACATCTCCATCCTGAAACCCATCAAGAACTTGATGGACGCCTTTATCCTCGCTTTGTCTATTAGCGTTGTTCGCGGCATCTAAACTTCCTTAAATCCTACAATCTTTTCACCATTTTGGTCGACCATAGTTGGAAAACCCTCAACACCCGGACAATCCTCCTCTTCACAGTCGACAAATGTGTAGGATTTACCATTCTTCTTCATGTATTCAATCTGTTTACGAGTCCAGCCACAACCCATGGACCCGTAAATAGTCCATTTCTCACCATCCTTCGATGGCACCTGAACAGTTCGCATAAGAATTGTGATGTTAATGATCAGTAAAATCACGAAAGCAATCATATTTTATTATAGGTAAATATTAAAATGTCTTCAACTGAATTTACTATTGGAACTAAGAATGTCACACTCAAGTACACCAGGAAAATGCCCCGTGGTGAAGTTGAACGGATGAAATCATTCGTCACTAAGGATGGGGTGAAGCTCACCAAGACCCCAAAGTTTAAGATACTCTCCGAAGTTGATGAGGGCACTAAGCGCGTCTTCAAGATCGTGCTTTAATCACCTCCGTCTGCGAGGGATTGGCTTGGGGGAACGGGGACCGACTTCCCGTTGTTTTTTCATAACAGCTACCGCCTTCGCATATGCAGCCGCCTTATTGATTGGTGTACTGGATTTCTTTTTTGGAGCTATGGGGGGTTTCACAAATTTTCGTGGCTTTGGTAGGGGTAAAGCCTTGGTTTCACCCGTGAGGAAGGGTTTAGATAAAATATTTTCAAACCCCGGTAGGTAAAAGGTGTGAGCGACATTTTTACGATCGGTACCAATCAATCTAAACTCATCAACAACTGTACTTTTGCGACCCAAATACATGGGTGGTAAGAGGGACTTAATAAAATTCCTCGAGACGCGTGTGGCCACTCCAGGGTTTTTTTGTTGTGTGATCAAGTTGTAGAGACTGTTTAAGAAAAGGTGTACATCATATAGTTTATGAGATTTTCTGGAAATTCCAATATTTTTGAAGTAGTTATCGTTTATCAAAGGATTTTTTATACGGGGAAATAGTGAAAATCCAAAATCAATCATTACAGCCTCGATACCACCATTTGAAATTGTGTACGTTTTATTGTTTAGCTCAACTTTGATTTTCTTTTCGGGTACCTTTTTTATCAAAATGTTGCCCTCGTGAAGATCATGGTGTCTGAATTTTGGATACTTTTTATGAATCCTGTAGAGATTGTAAATAACCTGAACTATAAGAGACTTTTGTTGTTCTAATGTTGGGTTAGTCTTCCACCAATTTCTTAATTCCATCCCATCGATGTATTCCATATAAATGATGACTTTATCACTACATGTCTTGTATATGTAATTTTCTGGAACACCGAAGCCCTTCAACTTTTTCGCAATAGTGAATTCCATTCGAGCTGGATTCTGTTTGAGATAGTTCTGCAATTCGACGAGAGTTACGTTATTTCCTGGTAACTTGATTTCTTTGTAGGCTACATATCTCTTACCATTCCCATTCACATTTCCCTTGAAAACATTTCCATACGCTCCAGATCCAACTTTCTTCGTTGAAGGTAAATAGTCTTTGGGTGAACACCCCTTTTTCCCCCTAAGAATCTTCTTGAGATTTTTCTCTATGTTGGACATTCTTACTTATTCGTAAGAAGTTTTTTCTTCTTACCAATAGGGATTGGATTTTTTATTTTTTATAATTTAGACATCAACTTCCTCCTCGTCAACCTCCTCATCAACTCCCTCATATTCAGCCTCTGGAAGATCGAGTCCCTGGAAGGCAAAGGCGGGAAGCTTGGTAGACTCCTCCAAGAGGCACTGTTGGAGCCTGATAGTCACACCGAACTTGTTATCGATGAACCAGATGCTATTGATGTCGATGATACACATAACCTTCTGCCCCTTTTCGATGACATCGAGAGGTGTGGATTGACGGTTCATCGTGTACGCCTCGGGGACAAAGCTTCCATCAGACTTGGTCAAAATCTTGAGCTTCATCGTTGAAGGATATGGTTCCTTACCTGGGCGAACAATTGGCTTGTAAAGAGCCTCTTTGAGAACAGCGACATTGAATTCCTTACCGAGCCACTCCTTGGAGTTCTTAGCAACAGTATTCACGATGATCTCATCAAGCTCATTGAACTTGTTGTGAACAACCATCGCTCCCTCATTGTCGGCGTCGAAGGACATATCGAGGGAGTAGGTCGTGCGTCCAGTACCTTCATCAGTGAACGCGCTGAGCCCATAGGGAGAACGCATGAAGGGGAGTTGAACGTACATTTTTTTGTTGTCACCCGCGTTGAGATAAACAGTTTTACCACCATTTTTATTTTTACGAAGTTTCGAAAACTGCACAGAGGCAGGGGAGAATTCGGACATTTGTTGAATAGAGAGCGACATTGTTTGTTGGTTATATCTATACTAGGGGATTCAACTTTAAGTAAGTTTTTTTTGTAAATATATAGCAAAGTATAATGGGTCTGTTTAAAGATTGTGGTTGCGGGTGCAACGGTCGAAAACAACAGGACAAATTTCTAACTTCTGTAATTTCTGGTCTTACCTTCTTTATAGTTGCGAATCCCGAGACATTTCGTCTCGTTAGACGAGTATTAGGTCCCAGTATCGCAACACCAACCGGCTGCCCTTCTAATTTTGGTCTGGTTGTTCACGCGATCGTTTTCACTCTCATTGTTTGGGGTATGATGAATGTGAAAAAGGAGGGTGGTAAGAAGAGTTGTGGGTCTAATGGTAAAAAGAAGGGTAAGAAGGTTGTCGTGAGTGCACCACCTGATATGGTCGATGCCCCAGACCCCAAACCAGATTTCGGAGAACCCCAAATTGAATTTCAAGACACGGGACGAGATTTGAAACCTATGAATGAAATCAACGAAGATCCACTATTTAATTAGAACTCTTCATCGAATCCAATATCATCGGAGGTATCATCCATCTTCCCATAGTCACCCACCCTCTTTTCAAAAAAATTAGTCTTCCCATCTAAACTAATATTTTCCATAAAATCAAATGGATTCTTAGAACCCCAAATTGGGGGTTGTCCAACCTGTTTGAGGAGACGGTCAGATACATACTCTATGTATTCAGACATTTTGTCTGAGTTCATCCCTATAAGATTACAGGGGAGTGCATCTAAAATGAATCCCTTTTCAATCTCTACGGCTTCCCGAACAATCGAATGGATTACATCCGTCGATGGTTTGTTACGTAAGAGCTTGAACAGTTCGACTGCAAATTCTTGGTGGAGACCTTCGTCCCTAGAAATAAGTTCATTAGAAAAACACAGTCCGGGCATCAGGCCCCGCTTCTTGAGCCAGTATATCGCACAAAAACTTCCGGAAAAGAAGATTCCCTCAACACACGCGAATGCGAACAGACGTTCTGAAAATGTTTTAGATTTGGTGTCAAACCATTTCAAAGCCCATTTTGCCTTTCTTTCGATACAGGGAACGGTTTGTATAGCCTCAAAGAGGTGTTTTTTCTCAGTAGAATCTTTGATGTATTTGTCGATTAGTTTAGAATACGTTTCCCCGTGAACCATTTCATTATGACACTGGTACGCATAGAATGAACGAGCCTCTGAAATTTGTACTTCATCGGCGAAATTGTTATTGATATTTTCAAAAACAATTCCATCAGAGCCAGCGAAAAATGCCAGGATATACTTGATAAACTTTTGTTCATTGTCGTTGAGGGTTTTCCAATCAGATAGATCAGTTGATAAATCTACTTCTTCTGCAGTCCAATTGGACATCTGAGCCTTCTTGTAGAGTTCCCAGAGCCCAGGATACTTCAGGGGAAACACTGTAAATCTATTCAAAGTGGGGGATAGAATGGGTTCGTATTCATCTTCAATGTATTCTTGGTATTCAAAGTAGTTTCCGATATGACGTCCATCAATAAATATTTGAGGGTAGGAATCGATACTGCCACCACATAGATTTTTTAGTTCCTCCTTTCCTATCAAAATCTT